CTCGGCAACGCTGACCATCAATCGACCCATCGCTACCTTTACGGAAGCGGAGGTCGTGTCGTTGGTCGCAGGCCTTACGTCCTGGCTCACTGCCGGGACTAACGCGAATCTGAAGAAGGTAATTGGCGGCGAGAACTGATGGATTTCAGCCTCGCCTCCTTTGCCATGACCCTCGCTCTCTGCTCCGGCCTTGCCGGAGTGACAGCTGGGGCCATCATGGTCGCCACCTTCTCCCGGAAACGGGGCAAGCATAGCTAGTTTGTAGCTGTGTTCAGTAACCTATAATAGGAGATTCACTGTGATCTACACTGATAAAACCTTCCTTCTTTCTCTTCTGCGGGACTTCCGCGAAGAATGGATGTTGGATATTACCGATGAAGATGAGCGTTCGCTCACCGAAAGTAGAGACTACGAGTTCTATGCGGCTGTATTGCCGGAGCTGGATGACATCCTGCTCTTAGGACTCGAGACTGGCGCGGTTGATTACCGCGACCTCCCACTGCGGAACTCTTATCCGCAGCTACTTCCGGGTCTGTGGTCCCGCGTCTTTGACGCGGATCGCAAGACTCTTCCCCATGTATGCACGGAGTCGATCTTTGCTCTACGGCAGATCTCTCGCACCTTCAAAAAGGTGCACGAGGTTTGCTCGGATGAGCGGGTCGAGAAGGCAATCTCTGCCTTCAGAGAGACGGATGAAAACCTTTTTACAGGTTCCGTCCCCTCCTCCGTGTGTGCTGTGTCCTCGGTTCTGCACGGTCCGGAACTTCGCCGTATCGGACGGAGGGAATCATTCCCCTTCGCCCACGGCCCCGGAGCCACTGCAGAAAAACTGGATAGCGTGGCCAGGTGGGATTTCCCCACCATTAGCCCTCGCCTTTCCAACCGGTTTGATATAGCTGATTTCTTCCCATTCTATGCGGAAGAGTGGCCTTGCGATATCGCAGAGCCAACCAGCCGCCTTGTGGCGGTGCCAAAAACGCACCTGACCCCTCGGCTCATATCAATCGAGCCATCGTCACAAATGTACGTCCAGCAGGGCGTACTGCAAGCTCTTGGCAACTGGATGAATTCCAACCGCCAGCTTAGCATGCGTGACCAAGTCCCTAATCAGGAGATGGCCCGTCAGGGCTCGATAGACGGTAGTCTCGCGACTATCGACCTCTCAGAAGCCTCTGACCGGGTGTCGAAAGACCTCGTCTACAGTCTGTTCCGGTACGTACCGGCATTCCGTGACTTGGTCTTCGATCTTCGGACACAAAGTGTGGACATAAACGGCTCCGTTATGGAGCTCAATAAGTTCGCACCTATGGGTAGCGCCCTCACTTTTCCGCTCGAGATGCTGGTGTTTCACACACTGGTCATCCATGCGATTTGTGAGGACGAGAACGACCTTTCGCCTGCAAACATTCGCAAGTGGGGCCGATCTGAACAGGTAATCGTGTACGGGGACGACATCATTGTCCCAACACGTTTCTTTCACACCGTTGTCAATACGCTTCAACGCTTTGGCCTCGTGGTCAACGCGAAGAAGAGTTATCACCACGGACCCTTCCGAGAGTCCTGTGGTGCCGACTGGGTCTACGGTGTACCGGTTAAACCGGTATATCTCCGCCGTAGACTCCCGAAGAAACGGCATGATGTTGATGCAATTGTTAGTGTAGCCGCTACCTCGATCCTACTACGGGATCGGGGGCTGCACTACAGTTCTATCTTCCTCTCTGAGCTCGTCGAGTCCTTAATTGGGCCGACAGACTCGGGGTTAGGAGCCATTTCGGTGGGGTACCCATCGCCTGCAAGGCGCCGTTATAACGCGGCGCTCCAGCGGCATGAGGTCCTCGCCCCCGTATCCGTTCCTGCTAAAGAGCGGACGAAGGGGTCGGATCTGGCGGTGCTAGCCAAAGCGCTTTCGAGCGTTGACAGCAGTCCCGTTATCAGTCCGGATCGATTGACACATCATGGGCGTCCTACGCGCGCCTTTATATCGCGTAGGTGGGTCCAGGTCATGTGACCTGGTACTGGGTCAGCGTAAGCTGAGGAGTTAGCAACTCCAGTTGGGTTTTCTTCGTTGCCCGCGACGGAGATCGC